GCTGCATTTAATGCTGGTCGTGTCCTTATCGATGATGGCAATGGCAATCAAGTAAGAACTGAACCTTTAACTGATGCTTTCGATGGTGCTCCTGGTGCTAATGAATATCACATTATCATAACGGATTCTGATGGTGAACTCACTGAAACTCAAGGCACAATTCTTGAAACATGGGAATTCGTTGGTACAACAGAAGGTGCTAAAAAGGAAGATGGATCAAATAATTATTACATTGATTTAATTAATCAGAATTCTAATTACATCTATATTGGTTCTTCAGTTGGTGCAGGAACACATACTTTCACACAAGGAGCTGATCAAACATCTGTCGTTGAAGGCGATATCACAAGTGGTATTGATCTATTCTCTGATGCAGAGACTGTTGATGTTAATCTTGTATTTGCATATAATGATAATAACGGTTCTGATACAATTGCTGAACATCTTATTGCAACAGCTAATGCTCGTAAAGACATCGTGGTTTTCTGCTCACCTCCGATTGAGGCTAGTACTGGTAACGCGCCTTTAGCTGATGTTTTAAAGTGGTGTAATGGTGATGGTGTGAATACTGATGGTATTACATCTACTTCTTACGCAGTATTAGATTCAACAGCGATTTATACCTACAACAAATATGCTGATAAGTATCTTTATATTCCTGCTTGTGGACACGTTGCTGGCCTTTGTGCTAATACAGATGATGTGGCAGAACCTTGGTTCTCACCTGCTGGCTACAATCGTGGTCAAATTCTGGGTATCACAAAACTAGCGTACAACCCAAAGCAAGCTGATAGAGATGAGCTATATAAGTCTCGTATCAATCCAATTGCTTCTTTCCCAGGTCAAGGAACAGTCCTTTTCGGTGATAAGACTGCTCAATCAAAGCCGTCTGCATTTGATAGAATCAATGTTCGCAGACTGTTTATTGTTCTTGAGAAAGCAATTGCAACCGCTGCTAAATATCAACTATTCGAATTGAATGATGAGTTTACACGCTCGATGTTCAGAAACATGACAGAGCCTTTCCTTCGGGATATTAAGGGTCGACGTGGTGTTACTGATTTCTTGGTTGTATGTGATGAAACTAACAATACGGGTCAAGTGATTGATTCTAACCGTTTTGTTGCTGACATCTACATCAAACCAGCTCGTTCGATTAACTTCATTACACTTAACTTCATTGCGACACGCACAGGAGTTGAATTCTCTGAAATCGTTGGTAAATAATTATAAATAAAGAAAGGAAATAACTATTATGGCAACTTTAGGAGTAGATGATTTTAAATCAAAATTAATCGGTGGGGGCGCACGCCCTAACCTTTTCAAGGCAATTGTTAACTTCCCGGCATATGCTGCAGGTGACACTGAACTTACATCTTTCATGTGTAAGGGTGCTCAACTACCTGGTAGTATTATTGCTCAATTGGATGTACCATTCCGTGGTCGTCAATTGAAGATTGCTGGTGATCGTACATTTGAGAACTGGACAATTACAGTTATCAATGACACTGGTATGGAAGTTCGGAATGCAATGGAACGTTGGATGAATGGAATGAATGAGCATGTGAATAACACAGGCTTATCAAACCCAACTGACTACCAAGCAGACATGGCTATCGAACAACTCGATAAAGCAGGTAATATTACTAAGACATACACTATTCGTGGTGCATATCCTATTAATGTTTCTGCAATCGAATTGAGCTATGAGACAAATGATCAAATTGAAGAATTCACAGTTGAATTGGCTTACCAATATTGGGAAGCTGATACAACTTCGTAAAACTTAAAAGAATCATGGGCTCCTCTTCATGGGGAGCCCATGTATTTTATTATAAATAATATTATTATGGAATTGTTCGGATATCAAATAACTAAGAAGATTGGATCGAGAGAAGAAAAACTCGATAAAGATTTAAAATCATTTGTACCTAAGCGTGATGATGAAGGTTCATCTTCCGTTGTCACAACAGGTGGTTATTACGGACAGTATGTTGATATCGACGGCACCAGTAATAATAGTGAGAACGAATTAATTGTCAAATATCGTGAAGCTGCATCACAACCTGAGTGTGATCAAGCAATTAATGATATTGTTGATGGAGCTATTGCATCAGGAGATGATTCTACACCTGCGGCTCTCAAAATGAATGATTCTGAATTACCAGATTCAATTAAAAAGCAGATTCAAGATGAATTTAGTAAAGTACTATCTTTATATAAATTTAATCGTAAAGCGGCTGATCTATTTAAGGAATGGTATATAGATGGTC